TCCGCCTAATCCAAATGCCCCATACGCCGTTGCAAAATATGGTTGTGAAAAGTATTTAGAATATGCACACAGAAGTTATGGATTACCATTTACTGCAATCAGGCAAACTAATGCATACGGTAGAAATGATAACGACTTCTTTGTAACAGAACAAATTATAACACAAATGCTTAAAAATCCAAATGAGATTAATTTAGGCTATGGCGAGCCATACAGAAACTTTATCCACATCGATGATTTACTTGATGCATGGGAAACAGTGATAACAAATCCAGACAAATGCCAAGGAGAAATCTTTTGCATAGGACCTGACAATGCAATTAAAATTAAAGACTATGTTACAATGATTGCAGACAAGTTAGGTTGGAACGGGCATGTAAATTGGAACACTAAACCAGCAAGACCAGGTGAAATTTATTTGCTTAACAGTACCAATCATAAAATCACAACACGTTTAGGTTGGACTCCTAAAGTAGAACTAAGCGAAGGCCTAGATCGAACTATTGCAACGTGGAAAGAAATATTCGAAAAAGAACTCCCTTATAATCAGGACCGTAAATTTTCTAAAGGAAAATAGTTCTTGACAATCTAAGATTACCTGCTATACTAATATTTTTATTGGAGTGTAGTCTTATGAGTTTTGAATTTATAATTTCGTTTTTGCTATTCATAGTTGCTAATTCTTACTTTATGTTTAAAGCAGGCGAACGAGAAGGCAAATTCGCCGGAATGATTCAAATTACCCGCTTTTACCATGATGAACACGCTCTTATTGATAAGTCGAATATAAACAGGTTTAAAAAATGGCCTGTAGCAATTCAGGTTTTATATAATGATCCTGATGTTAAACACTTTGACGATTAGAGAGAATTTATGGCTAAGAGAAAAACAAAAACACGTTCACTATACATAACAACAGAACCCAAATGGAAAGAGTTAAAACTACTGACCGATCAAGCGGAACAAGAAAAAGCATTTAAGAGTTGCGAATACTTTGTCCGCACAGAAATTAATAAAGCAAAATATATGCCCGTTGTTAAAAAATGGGTTAAAGAGCAATCAGGCTGGAGCAAGGAAGATGCAAAAATAATTTTAGCAAATCCAGACTGGGCATTTAGCGGTTCATCTATTTCAATCTACATACATCATAAATTAGGTTATATGCCTGAAGGTGTAATGAAGCATTATGAAAAAAGAAAAGAAGAGTGGATATCACGTGGTAAGAAAATTCTATCAGAGAAAAAAGAAGCAATAGCAGAAAAGAGTTTAAAGCCTGTTATTAGTATCCAAGAAAGAATGAAAATGCAGGTAGAGGAGTTGTGTGCTAATTGGGAACACAATATGGACAAATTAGTAGACGGTGATTTTGATATTAAATCTTTTGACCCGTATCACGAAATGATAATTTATAGTCCTGAGATTAAAGGCCCACATGCTAAACTTATTAAAGACGACTTTGAACCAAACTATAACGAAGCATTAGAAGTAAAAGCATGGGACGATCCTGATATAAAAGAAGGGTATGGACACTTTACTCCTAAAATGCGTAAGGACTTCGTAGAACTATTTGAAAAGATTAATACAGCATGTGATACAATTATTGCCACAAAAGCCAATACACGACGTGCTCGTAAGCCTAAGGCACGGTCTAAAGACGTTATAGTGAAGAGAATGAAGTTCCAAGTTAATTGTAGTGACTTAGGCATAGCAAGTATACCAGCAACAGAAATTGTATATGCTAATGAACTTTGGGTGTATAATACTAAAACTAGAAAGATTGGTGTGTACCATGCATCAAACAAAGATCCACGTAATATGGCTAGACCCGGTGCCGGCTTAATGATTAAAGGAACAACAATACAAGACTACTGTGAAAAAACAAGTACACAAAAAACACTTAGAAAGCCTAAAGAACAAATTAATAACTGGACTGGCTCAGCAAAAACAAAGTTTGCTAAGTCGTTTGATGAATTAACAACATCAGGAATCAAAATGAATGGTAGAATCAATGACAACACAATTATACTCCAAGTTTTCTGATAAATACTAGTATGCCAAAAGATCAAATAGGATATAAAAGTAGAGAACAATTAATCACTGAGACACAACTACGTCTTGCTGATGGCATAGTGGATGTCGAATTAGACAGAGAACACTATGACGTTGCAATAGATAAATCACTTGCTAGGTACAGACAGTTAAGTGCAGGTAGTGTTGAAGAAAGTATTATCTTTATTCAAACAGTAGAAAACCAAACAGAGTACCAATTGCCCGATGAGGTAATGGAAGTTAGACGTTTATACCGTAGAGGTATAGGTACTAACAGCGGAGGTGGAACAAACTTTGATCCATTTGACGTTGCATTCAATAATATGTATATGCTACAAGCAGGACAAATAGGTGGACTTGCAGTATTTGATGCATTTGCACAATACAAAGAAACTATTGGTCGTGTATTTGGTAGCGAATACAACTTTTTATGGAATAGAAATACTAAAAAACTTAAAATTTTAAGAAACGTTAGACACGAAGAAGAAGTTGCAGTAGGCGTATATAACTATATTCCAGAAAGCATATTGTTAGTCGACGTTTATGCAAGTAATTGGCTCTCACAATATACACTTTCATTATCTAAAATGATGTTAGGTGAAGCAAGAAGTAAGTACACATCAGGACTACCAGGAGCCGGAGGTGCTATCCAGTTAAATGGTGACGCACTTAAAGGAGAAGCACAGGTTGAACTTGATAAATTGCAAGAAGCAGTTCATAATTATGAAGAAGGCAATCAACCATTAGGATTTGTAATAGGCTAAATGAATTTAATAGGCATAGTAGGATTTATAGGATCAGGCAAAGACACAGTTGCTAACAAATTTGTAGAAGCCGGTTGCGTTCATGATAGTTTTGCAAACCCATTAAAAGACGTATGTGCATCAACATTTGGTTGGGATAGAAACTTGCTTGAAGGCGATTCAACTGAAAGCAGAGAGTTTCGTGAAACACCTGATATATTTTGGACTCGCAAAACAGGTATACCCAACTTTACACCTAGACTAGCACTTCAATTGCTTGGAACTGATGTAATGCGTAATCATTTTCATCAAGATATTTGGATAGATAGTTTAGAATATAGACTAAGACGTAAAGGTAACGCCAAATGCGTAGTAATAAGTGATGCTAGATTTAGAAATGAATTAGATCTTATTAAGAACTTAGATGGAAAAATCATATGGGTGCAACGAGAAGAACTTCCAGAATGGTACGAAACCGCCAAAACAGCACATAGCAACGCAATTTCACGCAAGATTATGGAAACAAAGTACAAAGATGTTCATGAAAGTGAGTGGAATTGGGCAGGATACGACGTGGATTACGTCATTAAAAACGTCGGAACACTGGAAGACCTGTATAAAGATGTACTTCAAATCCAGCAAGATATCTTTAAATCAGCATTAAAACTAGTATAATATCGCCTAATATCGGGCAATTTCTCTAATACACCTAAATATCACTAAATAGATAAATAAGTACATACGCGAACGTATTAATTAATATTAGGAGATTTAATATGGCAACTTTAGTCAGTCCTGGTGTAAGTATAAGTGTTTCAGACGAAAGTTTTTACTCACCAGCAGGTTCCGGAACTGTTCCTTTGATCGTTATTGCAACGGCTCAAGATAAAAAAGGTCCAGACGGAAGTACAACTGCTAGTTATACAACATCAGCAACAGCAAACAAACTATATCAAATCACTTCACAAAGAGAATTATTACAAACTTACGGTAATCCAAGTTTCAAAACATCAGGCGGTTCACCCGTCCACGGTGACGAAACAAATGAATATGGATTAATGGCCGCATACAGTTTCTTAGGAATTGCCAATAGAGCATACGTCCTAAGAGCCGATGTTGATCTAGCAGAATTAGGAAGTAGTGCAACTGCTCCTAGTTCTTCACCAGCAGACGGCACATACTGGTTAGACTCAGCATCTACAGTATGGGGACTTAAAAAGTATGATGGTACAAACTGGATTTCCGAATCAAGTAATGTAAAAGTTTCTTCAGCAAGTGATTTACAATCAGGAGGCGTTCCAAAAGCGGCCTTCGGAAAAAACAACGAAATATGTGTAAGATATCTAGACGCAGATGGCACACAATCAGATAACATTTCTTTTTATCAGAAATTATCTAATGTGTGGCAACTACTAGGAGCAACAGCATGGCAATCAGCAAGTTCGAAAGACTTTCAATTTGCAAGCCATTTAGGTGTTCCTTCAACCAGAAGTGATGCATCAGCATTACAGTCAGGTGATTTTTACATGCAAACAACAACACCAAATAGTGGTTCAACTGTTTCTTTAAAAGAATACAGCACTACAACCTCACAATTTGTA